CCCCCGACATCCCCCCTCCCCCCTCTAGGAGGTGACCCTCATGGCCCGCAAGCTGCGAGTCGCCTCTGAGGCTGACGCCCCCTCCGAACCGCTGTCATTGCTCGACGCTGTAGAGGCTGGCGACATCTTGGCGATCATGAGGGCTCAGCGCCGGATCATTGCGGAGTCGCTGACGACCGCGCCGGACAACACGCGCCCGCAGTTCTCCAACGAGCTGAACAAGTTGAATGCGCTCATCCGAGAGGAGGAGTCGCGCCGAGCTGTGGAGTCTGCCGACGAGTCGGTCGTGGCTCCACTCGAGCCGACTGCATGGGATGGCACAGGCTACTGAGCGCCGACTCTCCGAAGTCGCCCGCCATGTGATTGTCCCGGCAGGCATCGTGTCTTCGGAGTGGCCGGCCGTGCGCGAGACGTGCCGCCGTCTTGGATGGGGCTTCGATGGATGGCAGGACGGCGCTGGGATGTTGGCCCTGGGCCTGCGGGCCGATGGCGAGTACGCCGCCGACACGACCATGTTCTCAATCCCCCGCCAGGTCGGTAAGACGTACTTGATCGGCTGCATCATCTTTGCGCTGTGTCTGATGAAGCCCGGCCTCCGGGTGATCTGGACGGCTCAAGTCAAGGACACGGCTCTCGAGACCTACGCCAAGTTTGTCGAGCTGATCGACGCCTCGCCCCGACTGAGGCGCCATATCGATCGAATGCCGTCCGGCAAGGGCGACGAGGCGNTCGTCTTCAACAACGGCTCGTCCATCGAGTTCGGCGCCCGCGAATCGGGCTTCGGCCGTGGGCGCACTGACGTGGATGTGATCGTGTTCGATGAGGGGCAACACTTGTCCACGAACGCGCTGGAGAACCTCGGCGCGGCGCAGAACGTGGCCGTCAATCCGCTCTGCTTCGTCATGGGAACCCCGCCCCGGCCGCAGGACAAGGGCGAGTGGTTCACGCTACTGCGCCAAGAGGCGCTTGACGGCGACTCTGACGGGACGCTCTACGTCGAGTTCTCAGCAGATCGTGGCGCCGACCCGATGGACCGCGACCAGTGGCGCAAGGCAAATCCATCCTTCCCGCATCGCACCAGTGAGCGCGCAATGCTCCGTCTGCGGAAGAAGCTCAAGAACCCCGACTCGTGGAACCGTGAAGCCCTGGGCATCTGGGATGAGCTCGTGAAGCAGTTCTCGCCGATCAACGGCCCACTATGGCGCGACGGGGCGGACGTCGGCCCCGCTGTTGGGCTCAAGCCTGCCGCCCTGGCCGTCGACATGTCCCACGCCCGCGAGATCAGCGTCGGCGCTTGCTGGCTTGAGCACTCGTCGGCTCACGTCGAGGAAGTATGGGCTGGCGTGGATGAGCCCGCCGCGGTCGAGTGGGTCGCGGCTCAAGCGGGCCGCCGAATCCCGGTGATGATCGACGCGAAATCGCCGGCCTCGTCGATGATCCCTGCCCTGCGAGCTCGCAAGGTCAAGGTGTTGACGGGCAACGAGAACGACATGGCCCGTGGCTGTGGCCTGTTCGTCTCGGACCTCGAGGCGGGGCGCCTGACCCACTTCGACCAAGAGGCCCTGAATGACGCTCGCGAGGGTGCTCGGAAGCGCGCTATCGGCACTGCTGGCGGCTGGGGCTATGACCGCAAGGACCCGTCCGTGAACATCGCCCCGCTCGTGGCTGTCACGTTGGCCCGTGTCGCGGCGACGATTAACGAGAAGCCGACCGGCGAACCTTCCCGCACTGGCCGTGCGAGCTCGACCCGATGAGAGGTGGCAGCGTGACGCAGTTCGACACCTCTGTGCGAGTCCCCGGCCTGACGGACGACGAGCAGCGGACCCTGAACCACCTGGTCACGCAGCGCAACGACAAGAAGTCGGGCAACCTGCTCCGTCAGCGCCTGTACGACAACAAGGATGTGGCGCGCCGCGTTGGCGACACCATCCCCGGCCACTACTTCAACATGGGCCTCGTCCTCGGCTGGACGGGCAAGGGCGTCGACGGCCTCGGTCGTCGCTGCACCCTCGAGCGGTTCGTGTGGGCCGACGGCGACCTGTCCAACCTCGGTGCGCGCAAGGTCTGGGACGACAACAACCTGCGTTCCGAGATCAACTCGGCGAAGGTGTCGTCGCTGATCCACGGACCCGCATTCCTCGTCAACACCACGGGCGGCGACGACGAGCCGGAGTCGCTGATCCACGTCCGCGATGCCCTGTCCGCGACTGGCGACTGGAACCCCCGCCGCCGCCGTATGGACAACCTGCTCTCCGTGCTGGATGAGACGGACGGCGCTATCACCGAGTTCGCCCTCTACCTCGACGGTCTGACCATCACCGCCAAGAAGGCTGATGGCAAGTGGTCGGTCGACAAGCAGGACCACGCCTGGGGCGTTCCCGTGGAGCCGATGGTCTACAAGCCGCGCGTGGGTCGCCCGATGGGCTCCTCTCGCATCACGCGGCCGATGATCGGCCTGCAGCGCGCTGCGGTGCGTGGCCTGGTCCGCACCGAGGGCCACATGGACATCTTCTCCTATCCAGACTTCTGGCTGCTCGGCGCTCTGGCGAAGGACGTCAAGGGCGAGACTGACGCGGGTGTCGCTGCCATGCGTGCCGCACTGGGTCGCATCCGAGGCATCCCCGACCTGCCGGCCGACGACCCGAACGCGCGTGACAACAACCTCGACCGCGCCGACATCAAGCAATTCCCCGCGTCGGCTCCTACGCCGAACCTGGCGCACCTCAACATGCTGGCCAAGTTGTTCGCCCGCGAGGCTTCACTGCCTGACGCCGCGCTGGCCATCACCGACTTCGCCAACCCGACCTCGAGCGACGCCTACGACTCGTCTCAGTACGAGTTGATCTCCGAGGCTGAGGGTGCGATCGGCGACTGGTCCCCCGCTGTCAAGCGCTCTCACCTGCGAGCGCTGGCGATCCTCAATGGCGAGACCGAGATCCCTGACGAGTGGATGAGCATCGAGCCGAAGTGGCGCGATGTCCGCTACACCTCCAAGTCGGCGCAGGCTGACGCGGGCTCCAAGATCGTCCCGCTCATCGCCGCCGCGCAGTCGGAGGTGGAGCTCGAACTCCTCGGCCTCGATGAGCAGCAGATCCGCCGCGTGATGTCAGAGAAGCGTCGTGCACAGGGTTCGTCCGTGCTCGACCGACTGAGGGCCGCAAGTGGCGACCAGCCTGCGGGCTGAGACTGCCGCGCTCGTCCGCCTGGCCGACCGCGACCTGTCCCGATTGTGGCAACTCGTGGCGCGCGGTGCTGCCGCAGATCAAGCCTTGCACGACTTGCTGCCCGCGATCGTGCGGGAGTATGGCGCGGCGGGCGCCGCGATGGCCGCCGAGTGGTATGACCAGCAACGCGAGAAGGCCGCTGCTGGCGGGCGGTTCTACGCGCTGCCGATCGAGCCTGACGACCGCGGTGCCCATGCTCTCGTCGGCTGGGCGCTCACGGAGGCCACCGACGACGCCTCACTCCAGGCGCTGATCCTTGGGGGCGTGCAGCGGCGCGTGGCCGACCATGTGCGCTACACGGTCGCGGGAAACTCGATCGCTGACCCGTTCGCTCGGGGTTGGCAGCGCATCTCGGGTGGTGGCTGCAAGTTCTGCGACATGCTCGCGGGTCGCGGCGCCGTGTACTCCAAGGCCACTGCCGACTTCGCCAGTCACGACAACTGCGGCTGCTCGGCGACGGTTTCCTGGCGCGGCCAGCCAATCCCCGTGAAGCCGTACACGGTCTCCCCGCGCCGCACCCTCGATCCCGAGACCGGCAAGCCGATCCCTGACGCCGACTTTGAGCGCGCGAAGAAGTGGATCGAAGACCACATGTGACCTCCCGTCGTCCGACGGGCTACGCCTACGCGCAGCGGACCTAATGCGCGGTCGATGGAGGAACGAGATGTCTGAGGCAGCACCCGAGGGCGGCAACACCAGCGGAGAGACGCCCGCCGCTGACGAGTTCAAGCCGATTACGTCGCAGGACGACCTCAACCGGATCATCGGTGAGCGCGTCAAGCGGGCCAAGCCTGCCGACTACGACGACCTCAAGGCGAAGGCCGCCAAGCTCGACGAGATCGAGGCTGCCAATCAGACCGAGGCAGAGAAGCAGGCCAAGCGCCTCGCCGATCTGGAGGCCGAACTCAGCACGACCCGCCGCGACTCGCTGCGAATCAAGATCGCCAGCGCGAACGGCATCACCGACGCCGAAGACATCGACCTGTTCCTCACCGGCACCGACGAGGAGACCTTGACCAAGCAGGCCAAGCGTCTCGCCGAGCGGACCGCCGACCGCAAGAAGTCCCACGTCGTCCCCGGCGAGGGCAAGACCCCATCTTCTGCCCCCAATGAAGAGCGAGCCTTCGTCGGCGAACTCTTCGGGGACTGACCCGAAAGGAGTTCGGCAATGGCCGTTCTCGGTACCAGCAACATCACCCTCCCCAAGAACATCGCAGCGGGCATGTTCTCCAAGGCCACCACCGGATCGGCCGTCGCCGCACTCTCCGGCGCCGAGCCCCAGCAGTTCGGCGAGGTCACCCACATGACCCTGACCGGCCGCCCGCGCGCCGAGCTCGTCGGTGAGGGTGCTGACAAGAGCCACACCAACGCCACCTTCGGCACAAAGACCGTCACCCCGCACAAGTTCCAGGTGACGATGCGCTTCAACCAGGAGGTCAAGTGGGCCGACGAGGACTACCAGCTCGGCGTCCTCCAGACCCTCGCCAACGAGGGCGGACTGGCACTGGCCCGCGCTCTCGACCTCGGCGTCTTCCACGGCATTAACCCGCTCGCCGGCACCGCTGCCGCGTCGATCGTGGCGGGCGACCGGATCGGCACCACGACCAACTCGGTCGAGCTGACCACGGCGACCCTGACCACGCCTGACACGGTGATCGAGCAGGCCGCGGGTCTGGTCATCGCGGACGGCTACGTCCCCGACGGCATCGCCTTCGATCCGCGCTACGCGTGGAACGTGGCGACCGCCCGTTACGCCGATGGCCGCAAGAAGTACCCCGAGCTCGGCTTCGGCGCCAACATCACCTCCTTCGAGGGCCTCAAGGCGTTCTCGTCCTCGACGGTCTCGGGTCTGCCCGAGGCCAGCGCGGACAGCAACATCAAGGCCATCGTCGGCCAGTGGGACCTCCTGCGCTGGGGCGTCCAGCGCAGTGTCCCCGTCGAGCTCATCGAGCACGGCGACCCGGACGGTCAGGGCGACCTCAAGCGCAAGAACCAGCTGGCCATGCGCCTCGAGGTCGTCTACGGCTGGGGCATCATGGACCTCGACGGCTTCTCGACCGTCGTGGACAAGGTAGCGAACGTCTAATGAGTCGCTTCGTCAACAAGGCCACTGGCGTCGTCTTCTCGGTCTCTGACGACAAGGACGACCGCTACGACGGCGGCGCCTTCGAGCCTGCCGACGAGAAGAAGGCGCCCGCCAAGAGGGCGGCGTCACTCAAGAAGTCCGACTGAGAACAGGGGGCGACCATGAGCATCATCGCCGTGAGCGACCTGCCGACCAGCCTGCAAGACGCCGAGACGATCGACGTCATGGTGGCCGGCGCTAACGCGAAGGCCGCTCGGGTCGCCCCCTGTCTCGTCTCCACTGACCCCGCCCCGTCCACCAATCAGATCGTCGAGGCCCGCTTGGTCCTGCTCGGAGCGGTGAAGCGTTGGGCCGACGCCGGAGCAGGCGCACTGTCCGCGCAGACGGCTGGCCCGTTCTCGCAGACCTTCGACACTCGCCAGCGCACGGGCTTCAATCTGTGGCCCAGCGAGATCACCGACTTGCAGGCCATCTGCTCGACCGAGGCACCCGTGAAGCGCGAGGCGTTCTCCTTCGACACCGCTCCGAGCGCTGGCCTGTCCGCGCACCTGCCGTGGTGCAACCTCGCGGTCGGCGCCACGTACTGCTCCTGTGGCGTGGACATCGCAGGCGAGCCGATCTTCGGGCTGGGCTGATGTTCGCCCACCCTGAGCCCGTCACCATCCTCACCGCGGGCACCGAAGAGGACCCCTATTCCGGCGAGCCTGTCGAGTCCTGGGAAGCCGTCCTCGGCGCCACGTCCCGCATCGACTTCTGTGCCGTTGCCCCGGGTGGGTCGACCGAACCTGTCGAGGTCGGCCGCGCCGCCGTCGATTCCGACTTTGATCTCATCTTCGACCATGACCCCGGCGCGGCCCCCTCGAATCGCGTCGTCGTCCGCGGCCTGACCTGCAACGTCGTCGGCCGTCCGATGGCTTGGCGCTCCCCCTTCACTGACTGGGAGCCCGGCTGGATCGTGCAAGCCAAGATCCGGGAGGGCTGATGGCAAAGGTCAAGGTCAAGCTCAACTCGCCCGGCATGAAGTCCCTGCTCAACGACGCCGACGTGCGTGACGAACTCACCACCCGCATGGAGCGCGCTCTCGCCACTGCGAAGGCCAACGCGCCTGTGCAGACCGGCAACTACCGCGACGGGCTGGAACTGGTGCAGGACTCCACTGACCGCGTGGTGGTTCGCGTCGTCGGCCGCGCCCCCCACTCGCACCTCGTCGAGTCCCGCACCGGCAATCTCGCCAAGGCCCTCGACGCCGCAGGAGGCTGACGTGACCTGGAAGCCGCCCGCCCTCATCTTCCCCGACATCGAACTCCTGCTCTTCCAGCGCATCCGTGCCGCGCTCGCCTCCCGCTCGGAGCCGTACGCGCAGGCCGTCTATGTGGGCACCGCCGTCCCGAATCCGCGCCGCGACCGCATGGTGACGATCCGCCGCGATGGTGGCACGGTCGCATCGACCCGCGATCAGCCCCGAGTCGGCATCAACGTCTGGGCATCCACCGAGCAGCACGCCAACGATCTGGCCCGCCTCGTCGTGGCGATCCTGCGTTCCCTGCCCGATGGCGCGCCCGTCCTGTCGGTGCCGTTCGTCTCGGGCCCGTCTCCGGTGGCTGACGAGTCCGGCCAGCCGCGCCGATATCTGACCGCCGAACTGCACACCCGAGGAGTCCCACTGTGAAGCTCACGCACCCCGCATCTGAGCAGACCATCGAGGTCAGCGACGCCGTGGCCGACCGCTACATGTCGCAGGGCTGGCGTCCGGCGACCGTCGACGCCCCGAAGGCGTCCGCGCCGAAGGCCGAGTGGCTGGAGTACGCCGCCTCGCAGGGCCTCGACCCCGACGAGGCCGAGGCGATGACGCGCGGCGAACTGCGCGCCGCTCTCTCCTGACAACTACACACAGACCCCTCCGTTCCGCGCCGGAGGTTGCAGCAGCGGCCATGCCGCACCACTACAACCAGTAAGGACGGAACATCATGGCTGTTGACAACTCCAAGGTCGGCGTTGCCGTAACCGGCGCGGTCTACCGAGGCAAGGCTGGCGCGACCGCGCCCGCCGGCACCGCGACCGCCCTCGCCCCCGCGACGTGGGACGAGATGGGCTGGATCAGCGAGGACGGCATCACCAAGTCGATGCCGGGCGCCGGTGACGCCGAGGCCATCAAGGGCTGGCAGAACGGCGGCACGATCCGTATCATCCGCACGCCCTCCGATGAGAACCCCACGTTCTCATTCGTGATGCTGGAAACGTCGAAGAAGGTCGTCGAGGCCACGTTCGGCGTGACCCTCACGCAGACCGCCACCGAGGGCGAGTACACCATCAACACCAACACGGTCCGCACCAAGGACAAGTGGGTCATCGACGTGGTGGACGGCTCCGAGCTCTCCCGCTACTACGCCCCGCTCGGCGAGGTGACCGAGATCGGTGAGACGACGCTGGCGAACTCCTCCGCGACCGGCTACGAGGTGACCATCGAGTGCCACCTGGACTCCGGCATCGGCGGTCAGGTCAAGGTCTGGGATACGCGACTCAAGACCCCCTGATCCACCCCCAATCCTCCCCGCCCGCCGATCGCGCGGATAGGCGGGCGGGGGG